GTATTTTTTGTTATCCATAATGGTTTATATTCATCTGGTAATTTTATAGTATACTCTTCTTGTTTTGTCTCTGTATTTCTATATTTGGTTATTTCAATTAATTTATTTAATTTTTCAAATGTTTGCCTGGGAACTTTTAATTGTTTAAATAAAGTTAGTATACTTCTACCTTTTTTATCAGATATCCAACAATGCCATGGGTTTTGACCTTCAGATGTTGTATTTAAGTTTACTTCTAACTTAGGTTTATAATGTGAAACAAATGGAGAAAAAAATGCAATATTATCTCCTGATGTTTGTTTACCTTTACCTAATACTGATTCTAACAGTTGAAGTAGTTTTAGGTTTGTCATATAATAATATTATAAGAAAATTTTAGTATAATTCAAAGAATTTGGATTACTATATTATAAGTTAGACACAATACATTACATTATCGGTCTAACGATTCATCATTTAATAAATTAACATATATTAAAAGATTTCATCTTTATATTAAATACATACTTACATAAAAAAAATAATAAAAATATTTCAAAGATCAAACCATTAACTAAAAAAATTATTTATAGTTGGCTGTTCATCTATTTTACAACATTCTTCTAACCATTCCATTGGCATATCTTTTTTTGCAACATGTTTAATTCCAATTTTAATTGCGTATGCTTCATATGTTGTTTTTGAACCTTTGGATATTTTTTGATTTGGATTCTGAAATATTATTCTTAAATCTATATCAGGATTTGAAGCTAATATATTTTTCATCTTTTGTCTATCAGTACTAGTCCATCTTCCTTTTGTTTCAATATACATTAAAATACCATTCTTTTTTGTAAATATAAAATCAGGTGTATATTTTGAATTTTTTTGTGGAACTATATATTGTAACGTTTCTGTTTCATAATTTACAGGATATTTTGCTTCTTTTATTTGATCTGCTACTTTTAATTCTAATCCAGATCTATAACCATATTTATATGCTGCTTGACGTTGTTTACTGCCAGCAGTATGCCAGTGATTTTTCTTCATAACTTTTTTCCTTTACCAATCAACCATTACTAAATTACCATTCCAGCTCATTATATTGTCTGGTTTAAAATCTAATGATAATTCAAAATCGCCAATTCCGGTGTTTTTTACTTGTTGTTCTAACGCTCTTATAAAACTAGATATATTTTCATTTAAGTTTCTAGCGCCATCATTATTAAAATAATCAAATATACTAGTTTCAACTCCTTGACTTCTAGCATATTCTTTATAATTTTCATAAAAATTTGAAATTTCTTGTAACATAGTAGAAGACAAATTACTAGCTCGATTCATTATATACATGTTATTCATACTGTCAGAATAAACAACTGGTATAAATGCATTAAATTCATTATATCTTCCTACTATAACATCAGCAACCGCAGTTTCATCTGGTTCTGAAGTTATTTTCATTAATAAATCTTCTCCATTAATACTATATATCTTTCCATTATCGCCAGAATTAAAAAATTTAAATTCTTTATTTCTTATTTTTGATAATAATCTGTTAGATTCTTCTTCAGATATTTCATTTAATATATTTTTTAATTTTATCATAATCAATCAAATTCATTATCGTCTACTATATTTGCAAATCTATCTTGATCTAAATCACAACGTACTAGAAAATTCATATCAATATCATTACGATTTTTTACTGGCGTTGCAAATTTTCCTATAGCTAATAGTTCAGCGTATTCATTATATAATCCAATCGTAGTTATATATGGTTCGAAAGCACTAGACGTAACATGGGACATATATGTCTCATTATCATCATTTGTTGAACTATGATTTGTTGTCAAATTAAAATCACCTTGTTCTACTTTACATAATGTTGAAAATTCAAATATATTAGTTGTGCTTTTATAACTGCCGGAATATGCAAATGTTATTGCATCGTCATATCGAACATCTGGACTAGTTATTACAAATAATCCGTTTTCATGAAATGCATTTCCAACTCTATTTGTTTGCAATAAGCCTCCGCCTTCTGTACGATCTGCTAATGAATTAACATTTGATTGATTTAAAGCTTTATTATAGATTCGAATTTCATCTAAATATCCATTGAAATAATCAGTACCATCATGAACTCCTGATCTAAATACTTGATTTCCTCCAAATTTTATAGAGTCTCTATTATTTATAGCTACTGAAGATGTTTTAAAATTATTTATTTGATCATTACTAAGTAATGAATTAGATGTTAATGAACTATGTAACGAAGCATTTACATACATTTCCATAGTACTACCAGTTTTTTGACAAACAACATGAGTCCAACTACTAGAAACGAATGCAGATGAAGTAATTTGATTATTTAAAACTTTTGTTCCTTGTATAGAAAATACCAATTGGTTACTACCACTTAATTCAATTTTAAACGGATATTGATCACTATCTTTATTTCTTTGTTTTCCTATTATTAATTGATTAGTAGTTCCGGTATTTGATCCACTGTATATATAAAACGAAAGTGCATAATCATGATCTCTATCAAATGGAGCGTATCTAATGCCAGGATTAGATATTTCCATATATCCAGATCCAGAAAAATATGCCGAATATCCAATTGGATTTTTATCTCCATCTGAATGCGTAACTCCTTTTGGAAATGTAACATTAGAAGCTGTTACATATTCAGTAATTCGACGTAAATCAAAATACTCATTAAATCCTTCATAAAATAATTCATCTCCAACAAATGAACTTGTTATAATACCAGAATCGATAATATTTTCATATTCATCGGAATGTAAATTATAAGATCCACTATAAATAAATGATCCTCGTTTAATTGTTAGCCCCATTTGTGTTTGAGGTATACTAAAAACTGAAGCAGATTGATACAGTATCTTAGTAGATTTAGCTGGAGGACATATTAATCCGTGAGTTTGTAATGCATTATCTTTATGTTTATAGAATAAATGATTAATAGAATAGTATATATTAAATGGAAATGATCCATTTTGATGATTTTTGCCAAATGGATTAAATAATTGTTGATTAAAATAATATGCTTCGTTGGTAAAAGGATTAATTTCTGGTATCTCTGGAACATAATTTGCTTCTAATGATAAATGATTATCATCTAAACTTCCAGACCTCATTGTAAACGTCTTATTAAGTTGTATTGGAGTAATTTTAGTATCTGATTGTCCTACACGTTTAAATACTTGCGGATATGTTCCGTTTTTATCTTTAATAATGTTTGGCATAATAGTAAAACCCCGCTATATTCTTTTTATATAAATATAACGGGGATAAAATCAATGATTAATATTCAAGTTTTACACGAATATTTAATTCTCTCTTTTTAGATTTAATTAATGGTTTGCTTAGTTTTGCTATTGCCAATAATTCTCTAGAGTCATTATATAATCCAACAGTGGTTATATACGCTTTTGGATCTCCAATAAAGTCATCTTGGAATATATCACCTTGGTCTCCAGTTACATAAGATGGATTATTAGAATAATTAAAATCTCCATTTTTTACTCTAACAAAATAAAATGTGCTAGAAACAGTTTCTTTATTTCTTGCTTTAAATCCTTTTTGACCTGATACATATGATCCGGATATTGAATGATGTAATCTATAATGATTACTTCCATTTGAATTTGATCCTGTATTAGTTTGGAATCCCATTTTATTATCTAAAATATTACCATCTAAAATAATAGTACTATGATCACAATATACAAGTCCGTAATATACAGGAGCAGCTGGGTTATGTACTCCATTAGCAATACTACCAGAAACAACATAATATACATTACCAGCATCTTCATTTGAAGCAGATGCTATAGTTGAATCATCAATTAATGTAATAGTTAATGCAGAAGCACTTACTTCAACACTACCAGTTGCGTCTAAAGCAGCCGATGAAGATAAAGTAGATAATGGTAATTCAAAATTTCCTGGATCTAATTTTTCTTTAGTTCTATTTCTTTGGAAGTTAACAACATATATAGAATCAGTACTTCCTGAAGAAGGTGTTAAAAATCTATTAATTCCTTTTGGTAATAATAATTGTTTATATTGACTATAAATAGCTCTTGTTGCAGAGTCATCAATACTATCACTAAGTACAGATCCACTTCCTAATGCATTTCCATATGCTAACGCATATTGTATTGCAGATCCAGTTGCAGAAGGTAATTTTTGAAATACATTAACATAATACGGAGATTGAGCAGCCGTCATTGATTGTGTAAAATAAGTTCTTAATTCTGTTAAGTTATCACTCCATAATCCAGCCGTTACTATTTCTTTTGTTGCATCTATAACATCACCATTTGCTTCAGATAAATCAAATACTTGAAATGTTTTTCCACCATTTAATATAGCATTTTGATTTTGTATCTGAGTAACATAATCGTCAACAGCTTGTCTTTGTATTTCTGCAATAGTAGCTGGAGCTATATCTCCACCAGTTCTAGGATCTTGTACAACTGAATCAGTAGCAATATTTCCTTGTACTTGAACACCTTGTCCAACAGTAACGCCTTCTGAATTAGATAATGCTTCTAACTCAGCAATTCTAGCTTGAGCTGTTGCCGCATCTGGACTAGTAGCTTCAATTGCTCTTGCAACTTCTGGTGAAACAGCTCCTTGATTTGGTAATTTTTTTAAATCTATTATTTTTTTATTCATTAGTTAACTCCTATTAACCTCTTTGTGCAGTTGCTAAATTAACAGCTTTTATAGTTAAACTTATACTAGTGCTACCGCCGGTTTCATTTCCTACGATCGTAATAGTAGCTGTTTTGTCTTTTGATAATTGTTTTCCTACTAACCTAAATCCACCTTTACTCAATGCTGCTACACTAGTAGCTTCTGCATTTGCAGAAATGCTAGGTACAGTTGGTAAAATATTACTAGTAATTTCTTGTCCTACAGCAGATGTAATTAATGCAGTAGATGAATCAGATAAAATTGCTGAATATCCAAATGTAGAATTTGCATTATTTAATCCAAATGTCGAAGCTTGTATAACAGCTGACTGTCCTGCATTTAATGTTATACTTGTTTTGTCTACTTGTACCGTTGGTATTCTTGTTGTAGTATTATTATCTAATGTTAGCAATCTACTTTTCATTGCTTGAGTTTCATCTGGAAGTGCTTCTGTTAATGGTAAATTTTCAATAACTATACCATAATAGTCTGTTCCTAATGAATGATTTGGATTCCATAAATCATAATCAATTTCATCATCTGCTAACGCAAATTGTGTTATATTAAAAGAACCATCTCCTTTAGCTAGTAATTCACGTCCCTTATTTGTTAAGATTGCGTCTACTGTTACAGAAGTATTATCTAAGTATCCCATTGTTATTCCTTTTTTTTATATAAATATTGCGTTCTAAAAAAAAATGCATTTTTTATTGTTTTATTATTATTATTATTATCCTTTAACATCAAATAATCCTTTACTTCCAGGCGGCTCTATATATAATTTATTTCCTGTGGTTATAGAAACTTCAATAACTGGCTTTCCATCTGGAGTGTCGGTTGAATTAACATTATAATCTGGACTAGATATTTTACAGCCGTTAAATCTATGATTAGCTATTCCGGTAGGAAGATAATCTTGAAATTCAGCTACTCGTAATTCAGATCCAGTAATACCTAATTTATATCTAGTTTTGTTAAATTCTGATAATCTACTACTAGTTATGAATAAAGATATAGCTTCTGACTCCCAATAAGGTGTAGATGATGTGACATATGAACTACCTGAAAAAATTATACTAGTATGCGAATATATAGTTCCAGCATAAGGATCTTTATTAGTTATTAATCTTGCGTTATAATTAACAGCGGTTCCTTCTATATTAAAAAATTCTAAGTTACTATTTCGTAATTTACAATCATAATCTATTAATGCAATACTATTAACGTCTGGCTTAGTTTCAACAGATCCAGATGCAGTTGTTTGATAAGCACCATCTATATCCGGGTTTGTATCAAACGATCCAGATGCAGTTGTTTGATAAGCACCATCTATATCCGGGTTTGTATCAAATGAAGATGACGCAATAAATTGATCGGTTGCTTCTATGAGATTATCTCCAATTATCGGAAGTGATCCTGAACCAATAAATTGGTCTATAGCTTCTATAAGATTATCCCCAATTACAGGTAATGAAGCCGATGCAAATGATTGCCATCTTCCTTGCATGAGGTTATCCCCAATTACCGGTAATGAAGACGACGCGAATGATTGCCATTTGCCTTCTACAAGATTGTCTCCAACTGCAGGTAATGAAGCCGACGCGAATGATTGCCATTTGCCTTCTACAAGATTGTCTCCAACTGCAGGTAATGAAGCCGACGCAAATATCTGCACTTTGTTATCATTTATGTCTGGAGCGGCAAATAATTCTGTTACAAAATTTTCTTGAGAGCCAGATAAAATTTCAAAATCTCTGAATATATCACCTTCTGGATTCAGTCTACTTGCACTAGGAATAACAAAATCAGGTACGTGTATTTCAGATAAATGAGTTTGATTTAATTTTGATATTTCTGTTAATGCAGTGTCTTTACTTCTTTCAATAATAGTTGGCTGTATTAATAATCCTAATATTTTTTCAGATCTAGCAGGTAATAATTGTTCTAATTGCTTAAAGAAAGATAAATCAAATAAAGAAAATATTCGTAGATATGAATTCATATCATTCTTAGTTGAATATTTTTTCCAATACTCACGAGACGTATTAATTAAATCAGGGTATGTATATCTATTTTCTTTTGCACGTGGATCTCCAATTAAATCATCCAATATTGTAAATCCTAATTGAGCAATAATATCATCATTGATCATTGTTTGAGGAGAATAATATATTCCCAACTTATTAGAATCTAAAGGAGCAGTATCAAATCCATTTCTAGTAGCTCTATTTTCTACATTTAATGTGTTAAGTAACTCAGTTGATTCAATTCTTACTTTATTATCATCAAACGTACCGCCCCCTAATGATATTCCATCAAAATAATATGTTTCTTCTATAGAATCATATGGAGTACTATTTGTCCACGCTGGATATCCAGATCCGGTAAATGATGCTGATATAGTTGTTCCAATATCAGGTTGTACTCCAGTTAAACTACTAGTAGCTGCGTGATTAATTTTTTGAGTTAAAGGAGTTCTAAAAACTAATTCGTCATATGCATCTACATTTCCATCATATGCAGACGGAGCTTTTGTATGATTAGTATATGGAGCATCATTTAAACTACCGGTCCACATACGTAATTCTTGTACTTGTCCTAATAAACGACTTCCGCCAGATGTGCCTCCTATTAATACAGTCCCAGGATTAGAAAATGAGCCAGTTGCTGATGCAGAAACAGTATTGATAATTTTTCCAAATTTTGATTTTTTTGCTAATACTTCAATACTATTATTAGAACCAGTACGTAATAATGCAGTTAAATAATCACCTTCAAACATTTCAATTTCAGCTGATGAAGTGCCGTTGATTTGTATTCTTCCCATTGTTCCTCTAGAAAATTCTAAAGTTACATCATTGCCGCCGGCTGAGAATAAATTCATTGTTCCTGGAACTAATGGATTCTTTAAAACATTATCAGTTCTAAATCTTAATTCAACTGCTCCAATTGTTTGATTATAATCAACTCTAACAACACCGGTTGTATTTTTAATTAAATCTAATGAATAATCAAAATTTAATTTTTCATATGATGGAGGCCTTTTAAGTCGTGGACCGCCATATTCTTGAATAGTTATTAATGATTGAGGTACTCCATAACAAGCTAATAATGCTTGCACACTACGTTTAGTTCCTTTACTTTTTAATAATCCAGGAATGTTATTAACAATTCTTCGCCATATACCATATGTAACATCACGAAGTGGTAATGATGGATCTCCTACACTATTTGAACCAGTTAGTGGTGTTCCATTACTGTCAGTACCTAATGTGTATTCCCATAAATCAGTTGATTGTGCACCATTAGTCAATTTCCATCCAAATTGTTTAGCTACAGTATATAATAATTCATTTGGCATACCTTGTTTAGGATGCTCATCTCTAGAATTAATTAAAGTCATTGCATTTATATATGTATATAATATATCATAATGATGCCCTAACATGTTAACAAATGTAGATAATTGTTCATTATTTTCATCTAACAACATGAACTCTGGAATACTTCTTATTAATCGATTATTATTTCTAAGATCATATATAGAAGCACTTTCATGTATTCCAGTATACCAAGATTCAAAATTACTGCTTGTTACAGAATATAACTCAAACGGATAAGTACTATTAGATTTAGGAGCTGGGCTTATATAACTTCCAGTAACAAATTCTACAACTGGATTAGCTACTGGAATATCATGAGTGAATATTTTTGAAGATGAATCATAATATAAATATTGCTCAAATTGATCCATTCCTCCAATTAAATTTGTATATAAATTATTGAAATCGGCTGCATTTGCTATAGCTGCTGATCCAGATAATAATCCAGCTGATGCAGATTGAGCAGTATAGTATTCTAATAATTCAATTTTATATTTAAAATTATCCAATCGTTCTGTTGCTGAACTATAAAAGACAAAATTATTAAAATCACCAAAATCAATATTTAATTTAACCCCGCCTAAACTACCAGAAAAATAACTATCAATTATTTGTTGAGATGTTTGCATTGACGACCCTAATAAATCGCTCCATGATTTTAAAGTTGTTGCATTTGATGTATCTTGTTCTGCAGAAGCTTCCCAATTTGTTCCTTGCAACACATTAAATGTAATCTGATCTAATACTTCTGAAACAGAAATATTATCTACATATGGTAATTTATTTTCTCTAACAATCCAACATTTAAAGTTTTTCTCAATTTCATCATCTAGTGGTTTATATAACTTAACAAATAAATATTTTCCTACAACTACACTATTAACAAATAAATTTGTTTTATTTCTTGAAAAATTTAATAGAAAACTAACATTATCATCGTCTGTTAATGCAGTTTGTATTCCAGCAACATTATTAATATATTGATTAATTGATAATAAAAATTTTGGATTAGTTTCGTCAATTGCACGTAAACGTACTTCTGTTCTATCTGGAGATATATCATCGATTGCCATTAATGGGGCATTATAACTTCCAAGTATATTTATAAAAAAGTTTAATATTATTCTATAATTGCCAGATGTTAATTCTAACTTTCTAAGTTCTTGACTTAACTTAAATTTAACAGGACTTGTTAATTGTATTTGAGCTCCATCTTTAGTAAAAGCTGCTTGATCAAAATTTTCAAGATCTACTTTGTGTTTTCCAGTAATCCATGTATCTCCAGAATAAACATGAAATTCATTTGATGCATTAGCAGTCCCTAGATTTACTTCACCATATTGAAATACCGATTTTTTAAATAGATCTAGATCGTTTGCATCATACCTCTCAGCATTAGTTGCTTTTGATTCATTTAAAAGTTTATCTTTATTTGTGTACTGCGTTAACATATTATATTCTAAGTATTAAATTAATTTACTATCATCTACCTTTTTTTCAACTTTGCCTTTATTTTAGCAACTACATTAGCTTTAATAGCATCTGCAGATGGTGGATTTGGCTGTATAGTAGATGTAAATGATGATTCTCCAGTCGCCTTATCAGCTTCTGTATTACCTTTATCTTTAAACACTTTGTCCAGGGCCGCTTTTTTAGCTGCTTCAATTGCTGCTAGTGATGCTTTAACTGCTGCAATTCGTTTAGATTCAAGGTTTTGCCAAACTCTATACGCCGCGTCTTCTCTTGCTTTTTTCTCTCTTGCTGCCTTTGCTGCAGCTGCAGCATTTTTAGCTAATTGTTCCTTATTAGGAGATCCAGGTCCAATAGCTGGAAGTAAATCTTGTGTGCGTATATCATATCCGCCATATTTCTTTTTTGGAAGTATTACTTGTTTACCATAATATTTGCTTCTTTGATCGTAATCAGCAACACCTTTTCCAGGATCATCAATAAATTCTACTTCCCAATAACAACCGCTTGTCAGATAATAACCTGCGTTGTTGCCATTTGTTGAAACATCCCAATAATCAAATTCTTTCATTACTCTAGGATCTATTATATAATGCAGATTACATGGGATAGATGTGTGCTTATTACCTGGATTATCTATGGCCCATGCCCTCCCTCGATATTCTCTATATCTTCTATAATTGATACTTGCTTGAACCCGTTCATGTGCATTATATATAGATTTTCCATCATTTCCAGTCGGACCATCAAAATGCCATCCAGATACCGGCGTATACCTACTAAGCAATATATTAAATTCAGTATCATAATCATATAGATACGGAACTCCTTCTACAGGAGGAGGATTATATTTTACTTCACCTTTGCCCTGTGTATATCTCAGCCTCATCGTTGCCTCATCAGAACCTTTCATTTGAAACCTAAATTGTATTTTAAATTTGATAACTTTACCTTGTTCTTGACAAGATTTTATAATGTCTGGCGTCAA